CAGTGATTTATAATTCGGCAGCACACCGTTGATGTCATACACCAGTCCACGGAAGCGGAGCTTGTGCGTGGTGGTATTGATGCGCTTGGTATCGGGTGTCTGCCGGACAGTGAATTCCAGCGATACGACTTCCTGCGTCACGCCAGCCTCGGTTGTTTCTGTCGATGTTTTTACGGACACGGCAGCCCAGCAGGAGAAGGTTTCCTCCCACCGGGCTTTGTGGTTGCCGATGCCGTCTATCTTCGTGCTGTGTTCCAGAAAGGCGATGCGCTGATTCAGCGTTCCGATCTCCATCAGATCATCCCTTCCCGCTGCGCAAAAAGCAGCGCCCGGAGCGTCAGTGTCAGCTTGTGGTAGTCAGCACCGTTGCGGTTCTCGTAGAGGTAAGAAACAGTATACAGCATAGCCTGCCGGGTGGTTTCCTCATTGACCGCAAGTGCCGCATCGTCCATTCTGCCGACGTCCTGCACCAGTCGCTTGGCAGTGTCGATCAGTGAGAGGATGAGTTTGTCATCCTCTGTATGATCCACACGAAGATAGTTTTTCGTCTCAGCCAGAGTGATCATGCACCGCTGCCACTCTTGACCTTGAGCGTCTTGACTGCCTCCGGCAGGATGAGCTTGCCGTCGAGACGCTCCATTGCAAGGAAGCCGACCTGACCGGTCATGGCGAACAGCTCATTCAGGCGCTTGAAGGTACGACCGGAACGGTCGGCGATCCAGTAGTAGCTGAAATCACCGAATGCCATACACTTCTTGCCAGCGCCGATCTCCGGAACATAGCTGGAAGTCTTGTAGGGACGGTTGAGAATCGTATCGGGAACGCCTGCCGCAACGGAAGGCTGCCAGATGTAGTTGCCGTTGCCGTCCTTGAGCTTGCGGAGTGCCTTGACCGTGCTGTCGTTCAGCACCCAGACTGCCTTTTTGCGGTAAGGACTGCGGAGCGAATAGAAAAGCTCCATCACATCATCGAAGGTGATGCTTGCGCCTGCGGTCGTTGCGCCGTCCTGTGCGCCGCCGGTTGCATTGAAGATGCCGGTAGGCTTGCCGGTGCCGTTGCCGATGAAGAAGGCTTCCTCCTCCTTTGCACCGATACGACGGGCAAACTCACGAGCGATGTAGGACGGAAGGTCGAACACGCTGTCGTTGAGAAGCTCCTCGGAAATCTTGATCGCCGTACCGAGCTTGTATGCGGAGAGCGATGCCTGACCGAATGTGTCATCGGAAAGCGTGTACTGCTCCTCCTCATCCATCCAGACCGCATCGCCCTTCGATGTCACGATCGGAATCTTGCGGTCGCCGCTGGAAGTTTTGATGACGGTCGCCATCTGGCGGAAGATGTTCTCCTCCTCTAGCGCCTCGATGAGCTTGCGCTCGAACTCGTCCGGCACGAGGAAGCCGCCCTCGGTATCCGTGCCGACATGAAGATCGTTGCGCACATCGATCCAGTTGCGGTTGCGGATGCTGTTCCAGAATGCCTCGCTGTATGCCGCAGATGCGGTTCCGGTCTTTTCCGGCTCGCTGTTCTGTGCGGCAGGCGCAGTCAGAATGGGAGAAGTGGTAGCCTTCGCCATATCCGCTTCAATTTCCGCCTGACGCTCCATGCGCTGGATCTCCTTGCCGAGGTTCACGATGGTTGCTTCCATTGCGTCATAGGTCTTGCTGTCCTCCTCGGAAAGCGTACCGTCAGCCTGACGCTTGCTGTCGAGGAAGTCGCGGGCAGTATCCCACGCCTTCGCTCTCTTTTCACGAAGTTCCTGAATAGTCATTTTACATACCTCCAATCAGTATTTCAGAAGATTCAGCCGACTCATCAGCTGATCCACGGGTGTACCTTTGTGTTCTGCCGAGACCTTCTGCATCAGGCTCTGCATGGTTGCTGCACGGGAATAGGACATTGCCGTGAGATTGTCTTCCTTCGGTTCATCCTCATCCGGTGTATCTTCTTCCGGCTCTTCCTCCGTTTTCTGCTGCGGAGCGCTGCCCGCAAAGAGAATACCGTCCACCAGTCCGAGGAACTGCGCCTTTTTCGCATTCAGCCATGTTTCCTCGTCCATCATGCGGGCGATTTTGCTGCGGCTGAGACCGGACTTTTCCTCGTAGGCGTTGATGATGCTCTCCTTGACCTCGTCCAGAAGCTCGATGGCTTTCTGCATTGCTTCCTTATTGCCGAAAGCGACCGTCGAGGGATTGTGGATCATCAGCATTCCCGTCGGAGCGATCAGGGTTTCGTCACCAGCCATTGCAACAACAGAAGCGGCACTTGCCGCAATGCCATCAATCTTGACTGTGACCTTGCCCTTGTGGTTGCGGAGCATGGTGTAGATCTGCGATGCGGCGAACACATCTCCGCCGGGGGAATTCAGCCAGACGGTCAGGTCGCCGCTGACCTTCGCCAGCTCATTGCGGAACATGGCAGGCGTGATTTCATCACCGAACCATGTGTCTTCCGAAATCGGTCCGTTGAAGATCAGCTCCGCAGAGCCTGTATCTTCATTGCGCACCCAGTTCCAAAATTTATTCATTGGCATTTTCTCCTTTCTCCGCCGCAGCGGGCTGTTCAGCAAATGCGCCTGCATCTGCCAGTTTTGTAAAGCTGCCGTTCACCAGATACAGATTGCCGCCGTCCTCATCGGGAATAGCGTTCATGTCCTCCAGTTCACGGATATCATTTGCTGACATCCAGCCGTTCTGTCTTGCAGTCGCATAGCCCTGCATTCTGCTTGCATAGTCGCCGCGCAGCAGACCTTCCACATTGAACTTAATGAAATAGCGCCCCTTTTCGGAGCCCGAAAGAAGCGCTTTCTGTAGTCCCTGTTCCCAGCGCACCAGCCACGGATCAAGGGTGTATTTTACGAATTCCAGCGACAGATGCTCGATGTTGGAGAAGGTTGCATGGTCGAGGTCGCCGATCATATGCAGCGGCACACGGTATAGGCGGGCAATTTCCTCGATCTGGAATTTGCGGGTTTCAAGGAACTGCGCCTCATTATTCGGAATGGAAATCGGCGTGTACTTCATGCCTTCTTCGAGGATTGCGGTCTTGTGTGCATTGCCGCTGCCGTATGCCCGCTGCCACGCCTCACGCACACGCTCCGGGTTTTTGATCACGCCCGGATGCTCCAGCACCGCCGAGGGCGATGCACCGTTTGCAAAAAACGATGCGCCGTATTCATCGCAGGCGACCGCAAGACCGAGTGCATTTTTCGCCATTGCAATGGGGCTGTATCCGACCAGACCGTCAAAGCCCAAGCCGGGAATATGCAGCACCTGTTCCATTGGCAGAATGATCTCGCCCTGCTGCTTGAAATTCGGGTTGTGTTCGTCGTATCGGCTGTAGCGGTAAATGAGCCTGCCGCGATCGTCACGGTCAACACGCACCTTGTCCGGCATCAACGGATACAGCCCCAGCACCTCACCACGACCGTTGCGGATAATCTGTGCATAGGCGTTCCCGTAAATCAGCAGGTGCGCCATGAGCGTTTCCCGGAAAACAAACGATGTCATTTCGGGATTCGGCTGGTCATGCAGCAAAAAATATAGCGGGTGCCTCGGCACTCGCTCTTTTCCGTTATCGGTGTATTGGTAAACGTGCAGAGGAAGCTGCGCAATCGCCTCCGACAGCACTCTCACGCAGGCATACACCGCAATGATCTGCATTGCCGTGCGGTCGTTGACTCGCTTGCCTGCGTGTGTTCGTCCGAAGAAGTAGCTGTAGGACGGGCTGTCGTAGCTGTCTTTAGGCTTGTCCCTCGACCGGAACAGTCCACTGAAAATGCCCATGTGCATCACTCCTTTCGGTTGACATTTTTACTGGGCTTATGTTATAATATGAATAATTGCAGAAAGGAGTACAGGGTACCCCTGTGTTGATTCTATGTCAGATACAATTTTTTATTCTCTGAAACTCAAGAGAAATAAAACACCGGAACAGGTGTTTGAAAAAATCAAAAAAGCAGTAAAAACCAAAGGGGCAACTGCAAAATGGAGTGTTTCAACTGAAGATCAATCTTTATGGATTGATTTTGGAGACGGAGCAAGTGAAACTTTCTGTCTCGTATTTAATAACAAAGAAGCAGGTGGTGCGTGTAAAGTTGCTTTTCCAATGGGTGGGGAACTGTTTGAGAACGCAAAGAAAAGTGAATGGAAAACACTGATAGCCATCTTGCATTCCGTCAAATCCCTGTGTTCAGAAATCAGTGTGGAAGATGATTATGACATTGCTGGCGAATATTTCATAAGTCTTGATTATACTTTTGGCATAAGAGAACTGAGTCCAGAGGAAACCACCCGACTTGATCGACTATTCAAAAAAGGCTGCATGAACTATGAAGCATTTCTTTTGCAAATCTTTTGTGAAGATACGCACAGAGAGTATCCGAAACATTGGGATGATGCAATTGGCTCGTGTACAATTTTGAAAGACCCATTTCCAAAAATAAGTGCTGTGTGGGAAACTTATCTTTATGAAACTTCTACACTCAAAAAGAAGTGCTTGCGCGAAGTATATAAAGATAATTGGAACCTGATTCACGGAGAATACCAATTTTCCGGAGATCCTCCGGCAGAAATTTATACGTTCTGCCTTGGAGTAGGCAGGCTATTCTCTGCTTATAATTTTATTGATAATACATGGGGACGTGGAGCTAATGTCACAATGTATTACAATGATAAATTTTTGCCCTTGTTTAATCAGGCAGATGATTTCGAGAAATGTAAGCTGGCTTACCAGTTCATGCTGTCTGTCTATGATTATTGCAAATTCAAGTTTGTTGGAAAAGACATTATAAGTGAAATGAATGCTGCATTTGACAGAGAACATCCGTCAATTCATATGCCTTAAGCAATTCAAAGCACCAACAACTCCCTCTCATCATACACGCTCTCCCCGGAGTTACATCCACACCGGATCGCCCGATCCAGCGCCATGATCGTGGCGACCGTTCCGTCAATCTTCTCCGTGGATTTCTCCTTATCCGGCTTGATGTTGCCTGCGGGATCACGCTTGATGAAAATGTTGTCCATGTTCCAGCGCAGAACCGGATGCCCGTTGTGGGCGATCTTCTGTTCCAGCGTCAGCTTCATCAGCTCTTTGGTCGGCGGCGACATATCACGGTAGCCCTGACCAAACTGCACCAGAGTGAAGCCCAGTCCTTCAAGGTTCTGGCTCATCTGCACCGCGCCCCAGCGGTCAAAGGCGATCTCCCGGATATTGAACCGTGTACCCAGTTCGTCGATGAAGTTTTCGATGAAGCCGTAGTGAACGACGTTGCCCTCGGTCGTCATCAAAAAGCCCTGCCGCTGCCAGAGGTCATACGGCACATGGTCGCGCCGGACACGCAGGTCAAGCGTTTCCTCCGGCAGCCAGAAATACGGCAGAATATAATAATGGTCGTCCTCATCGGTCGGCGGAAACACCAGCACGAATGCGGTTATATCCGTTGTGGACGAGAGGTCGAGACCGCCGTAACATACACGCCTTTCCAGCAGTGATTCGTCGAAATCAACCTTGCAGGCATCCCATTTGTGCATCGGCATCCATCGGACGGTCTGTTTCACCCACTGATTGAGGCGGAGCTGCCGGAAGGCGTTTTCTTCGCCGGGATTCTGCTTGGCAGATTCGCAGGCGGCTTCCACCTTGTCCATGCCGATTGTTTCGCCGAGGGACGGATTTGAATTCTTCCAGACCTCCGGAGAAGTCCAGTCGGCATCATCGGGAGCGCCGTAGATGACCGGGTAGAAGGTCTTGTCGATTTTGCGCCCTTCCAGAATATCCTGCGCCTTCTGGTGTTGCTCGTAGCAGATGGAATTGGTGTCCGTGCCTGCCGTTGTAATCAAAAAATACAGCGGCTGCATTCGGGCATCGCCGGAGCCTTTTGTCATAACGTCAAACAGCTT